ATAGTAATTACTTGCCGCAAGAGTCGAGGAGTCTGTGCATTGACAATAAGCGGCGGGTTGCTGAGCAGCTAGTGTCACCAGCAAGCACAATATAAAGCGTTTCATATTTAGTATTTAAAATTCGCTGGGTGTCGCGTAATGTTTTGTATTTAAGTTTAACGCGTTCTAGCGTGTCGTGCTGCATTGAAATGCTGTTTACATATACATAGCGCTCTCGCTGCTTTCTATTCGTTTTAACGGCAAATAAAAGGGCATAAACTGCAAAGGCTATGCAAGCCAGTAGAAACAAGTCTAACGCAAAGTCTTTAAGGCGTTTCATCTGTAAAGAAGTTAGTAACAAATTTACCAACAGCGCCCGCTATTCCGCAGGCTAGCATAAGTTTTGGGTGGTCAATGTTTAAACCAGCAACAAACAAAGAGGCAGCGGCTATGCTGTCACCTAAAACCCGTAAGCGTTTAGGCGTGGGCTCAAAATAGTTTTTAAACTTTAGCCTTGGCCTCTGCTTGCTTTGCATGACTTATGCTTGTTAATGTGCTTAGTGTGCTTGCGCAGTTTCTTTTTAGCCTTGGGCGTAAAGGTTGCTGTCGCGCTAGTTTTAGCCTTTGCCATTAAGCCTATTTATTTTTTTGCTCCAGTACACCACAGCCAGAATGCCCGAAATAATACCGAGAATACCCACGCCAAAAGTAATAACTGGCTGCCAAGCCTGAGTAAAAGTAATGAGGGCCGAAGAGCCGCTAATAGCCGTAGCAATGGCCGCGCTAGTGTCATTATTAAAGTGCTTCATTTGTTATAACTGGCTCAGGTAGTTTGCAATAATCCGACTCTGGAAACTTGGCGCAGTACCCCTTTAAATATAGGCTGTCATCACCGCTGAAAGTATGCACCCCGCACGGCTTTGGGAAAACCTCAAACGGGGCAAAACTTGCGGGGGGTTCTGAATAGAATAGAATATCCACCGCCCATTTGTCGCTTTGCTTTGTGCAAACGGGTTTGTCATCAACTTGCCCCCACTCTAAACAAATAAACCCAATTTCAACAACTGCGCAATCTTTCCAAGTTGTCACGGTTTGGCCGCTTGGCGTGGTTGTGGTTTGTTGTATGTCTTTTTGGAGTGTTGCCCATTCGCTTGGGGTGAACTCGTATTTAGAAAATATCATTTTAGATAGTTGTTAGGGCTTGACAATCTGAATCACTCAATGCACTTTGAAATGCACAAATTTCGTTGACTTTCATTTTTGGGTAAAATGTAGAACTAAACGCCCAAGTAATTGAAGATAGGGTTAAACTTGTTGTGTCGGTTACTTGGGTGTTTGGCGTTAATTTAGTACCATTTACAAAAGCATCAACAACTCCCGCACTTCTTTTTACTGCTAATTTAAAGCGTTGGTTTGATGTCAAAGAACTGAATGCGTTATATATTCGACCGCTTGCCAAATCTAAAACAACTCGCCCCGTAGAACCATCAATATCAATATACCACGCTGAATTTCCACTTCCGAAAAGCATATTTTCACCATTCTGAAAAATCAAACCATCGTAAAATAAAGTAAAATTAGTAAGTGTTTGTGTTGTACTTAAATTTACTGGGCCATCCGCAACCCTTGTGGCACTTGCTGATGTGGTTGGGATGTAGGATGTGGGGTAAGATGATGCTTCGAGTTGATAGCCCCATAAACCAATTCCACTTGTTCCATTGCCCGTGTATGTGGAATTACCCGCACTATCCAATAAATACAATTGAAGATTTGCACTTGTTGAATTGTCTTTTAAGCAAAAAATTGTGCATCTATACCAACCATTACCAAAGTTCTCAATTTTACCCGTGCCGCTTGTAACGACTCCCGTAGATAAATTAAAATAGGTTATGCCACCCACATTTTGGTTATTGTCGTAAAACAAAACTTGAGAACGACCTTCTGCCTTTGCAAATACACTTACAGAATATGCACTATTATCAACCGTCCCACCTAACGCAACAACGCGGTTAACTGAATGGGATGAATTACTTGTATTTTCAATTATTTTATCTGCATTGATTGTTCCATCTGGACTTGTTAAACTATTTTCAGAAGATGTAACATTATTTAAGGTATAATTTGTCGAATTAATTTGCTCCGAATAAGTTAAAACATTCGTACTCTGCTTCTCCAACAACAAACTCGGACACCCGCCCCCGCCATTTTGATAAGTTAATCGTGGTACATTTAATCGGTCGGTAGTGGGGAAATAGGGTTTGGCGGTTGCGCCGATGTTTAATTGAAATCCCCAAGCCAATAAACCATCAGTTCCGTTTGCCGTTACTGCACTGCCACCATTGGCATCAGACATACGAAAATCCGCATAATTTGTTGATGATTGTGCAACACTTGAAACGCTACATCTATACCATCCGTTTCCAACACTTTCTATTGATGCCGTGCAACCACTTGCAACATTGCCAACAACGCCATTTAATAAGTCAAACCATGCTCCTGGACTTCCAGCCATGTTGTCAACAATTCCCCATCTAAATCCACTGCTTTTCAAATAAACGCTTTGGGTATATATTTGACCACCAACAACACTAAATGATGTTGTAGATACATAACAATATGCTTCACTACTTGATGGGTATAATAAATCTGCGGTTGTTGTTCCGTTTGGTGCAACTGCACTATTTGTTGAAATACTTAAAAAAGCAAGCAACCAAGTTCCTGCATTATATTGCTCGGAGTTTTGCACCAAATTCCACGGCGTCACCTCAACCAACCCCGCACTATTTACACGGGTTCCGTTGGATGCTCGGGTGAAACTTAAGTCCCCGCTGCCGTCGCTAGGTACTACACTATACACCGTGTCCTCTTTATACCCACTGGGTACCATAACTAAGGACGCCTGATTTAATAAATCGCTCATTTTTTATAAGTTGTTAAGTTTTCGAAGTAAGCAGCCAATGCCTTCGTAATAGCCACCGTCTGCAGTTACACGCGCTTTATACAACTTAACCAGAGCCCAGCCCTGACCTTTGTAAGCTGTCCCTCGCGTGCCAATTCCGAGGTTTTGAGTTACTAGCATTTTTTAATAACCGATTACAGAGCCGCTGCTAATTACAAAGCCAGTAATTTTATTGCCCTTACCTGCTGGCAAGTAGGCCCCCTGCTGAAAAGTTACTCCCGACATACCCCTTGCACTTAGTACATTGGTGGCGGTGCCATTCTCTTGAGTAACTGTAAACGAAGTAAAAACGGTGTCCTCAGTTGGAACTACCGCGTCATAACTTACAGAGGTAACGGTTGCAGCCGCGTGGTATTTAAACCCCTGCGAGCCTGCGATAATGTCTGCGCTTGCTTGTGCCATAGTGCCTGCAATTTACAAACACATTAAACGCAAGTCGTTAACAAATTAAACCTCTGCAATAATATACCACTGCGCGCCGTCGCTTATAATTGTCTTGCTTCCGTATAGTTGGTTAATAGTTGTAGCCGTTACCCCGTCTATATTGTAAGCGCCGCCGTCAATAGTTACTACATGCGAAGTCGCTGTCTTTTTAAAATAGTATTTTTTGCCCTTGCTCTCGGTGGCATTCGGTAAGTTAATAGTTACATTGCCGTCCGTGCTATTACAAATAATTAACTCGTAGCCGTTAGTAATTGTGTGGGTTCCAACTGCATAAGTGACGCTAGCGTTATGCTCTTGTATATGCCAGTCTAGAACCTCGGTGCTGTCTTTGTATTCCAGCATTACTTCCCAGCGCGTATTTAGCGTTGGCTGTGTAGTCGGTGCCCCGTCCGAGTAGTTAACTAAATGCTCTACTAGTCTGTCTGGTATAGCGCTAGTTTCTAGGTTAAGTTTAGTAATTGCAAACTCATGGTAATTGAGTCGCTCGCGAATAGTCCGCTCTCCAGTCCTAGGGTTATACTCTTCGCTACCGCCTCCAGTTGCTAGCGTGTAGTCAGGTGCAAGCCCTAGCCATTCGCCCTGCCAACTTTCCGAGCGTGGGTAAAATGTGCCCCCGTTAAACAGCCATTTAGTAGAGTCAAAGTTAAGCGACTTAATAGCGCTCAAAGTTCCAGCGTCGTGCCATGTACCCTGCACAACTGGCACAAATTTATTATACATGCCACCAATACGACGGCCTAGAATTGTACCTAGGTCCGCGCTTATTGCACTAGCATAACCGCTGAACCAGTTAGAACTTAAAACAAAAGTAGAGCCGTTGTAAACAAAAATAGAGCCGAAGCCAAACGGGCCCTCGTCGTCATAGTAGGCGGGCTCAAGTTCTATAAGTTGGCTGTTGCCACTGGCACCCGTTACGCTTACAGTCTGCTTGGTCGTGTGGGCAAAGTCGGGGTTTTCTATTGAGCCATAAGGCTGCGCTGCTGTAATGGTTCCCCAAAAGTTAATCTGGTTAGTAGTGTTGGCGGCCCAGTTGTTAGGCGCTACAAAAAAGCCCTGCTCTGCCTCTATGTAATAGTCAACAAACAGACGAGTATAGCCAGCAGGAACTTCAGGCATTACGAAGTCTAATACATGAGTATTCCAACTATTACGCGCGTTAGTAACTGTTAACTCTTGAGTCTGCCAAACGGGCGTAGCTACTGTATTATAAGCGTTTGTAATTGGGCTGTATTGTGAAGTAGTGCCGCCAGAGTTTTTAACATAAA